CCGCGCCCCGGCCTCGCCATACACCGCCCGCGCCTCGCGCACCAATGCCAGGTCATAATGCCGCTCGGCTTTGGGAATCAGTGACGTTGGCAAATTCTTGCGGCTTTGCCCGGCCTGCCCGCCAGCCCCGGCAATGTCATAACGGCCCGTCTTGCGCAGTGTCGGCAACACTTCCGCCGTCACCCATTTCTTGAACCGCTTGGCCGCTTCCTTGCGGCTGGTCAGGATCAGCGAATACAGGCCGCTTTCGTTGATGATCGTTTTTGTCGGGTTGCCAGGAATACTATCATTAATACAGACAGTATTTTTTTCATCATCATCCAAACGGCTTGCCGCTTGCGGTGCATTACCGATTTCCAAAACAGCACAAACGTCAGTCAGCACAAACCAGACCACACCCTCAATTTCGATTGTCCGAACAGACTGGCCTTCAAAATCAAACGCTACCGGATTGGTCATTTATCACCTCCGGCCTTCATCGCCATCACATCGCGGCGGATCGATTGCACCATGTGATGCACCTGCTCCACCTCCCACCCCATCATGCCGGCGCTGTCTGGCTTGGCCCAATTGCTCAACATGTCGAACTTGACCATCAATTCGGCCACGTCACAGGCTGGCAAAACAAGCAATTGTGCCTCCCACCAATGGGACAAACTGCCATCCGCATCGCCATCGCCGACCCGTTTCAATTCTTTGTACATCGCCGCCAAACCGGTGATGGTCGTTGGAACTTCAAATTTGACTGTTGTAGACATGATTTCATTGCCCCATGAGTTACCAAGTGGTACTTTTCGTATCACTTGATAGCTTAATGGTCAATTAAAAATCATATGGTACAAAAATGATCACTGGATCGCAAATTCGAGCGGCACGCGCATTAGTTAAATTTACGGCTCAAGACCTCGCCGAAAAAGCCGAAGTGGGTTTGATGACTGTCCGGCGCGCCGAATCTTCCGACAATGAAATACCGAACGTAAACAAACCCAATCTCATAGCGATCAAAAGCACTCTAGAAGCAGCGGGCATCATTTTCATCGCCGAAAACGGCGAAGGCCCCGGCGTGCGGCTGAAAAAACAATAAGCGCCTGCTTAATATCACCCCGCCCCCGCAAAACTTGGCCCGCGCCGCAATGTCGTTTCAAGGCTGATACCGCGCGAACGGTTTTGTTTGATTTGTGCGCCATCGGCCCCGGCCCCGTTCAGTTCGATCACGATTTTGCCTTCTGGCGCCACGGGCGCTGCGAAACCCGGTTGTGACGCCTGGCGACGGTCCATTGCCGCGTTCGCAGCACTGGCCATGTCAGGCTTTGCATCGGGCTTCGCCGGGGGCGGTTGGTCTGGCTGGGAGGCATCGACTGAAATTCCCAGCTTATCGATTACCCAGTCAGGCAGGACAGAAACCATCGACTGGATTTTTTCCTTGATGATGCTGGCCAGGTCAAACCCGGTAATGTATTCGACCAGCCCGGTAAAGCCGTCATAGAGCAATGCGAAGGGATTGAATTCCTTCATATAACCCATGATGCCGTCAATAAATCCGGTTTTGAAGGCCGCCGCCACATTGTTAAATTTGGTGGTAAAATAAGAGGCGATACCATCCCAATTGTCGTAAATCGCATACACTGCCCCGGCGACAAGGCCGGCGGCCAGAACAATCGGGTTGCTGGCAATCAACCAGCCTAATTGTGCAAACGCCGCCGCAACCGACACCACACTGGCAATAAACGGACCCGCCATGATGGCGGCCATAGCAAGGGCCGCATTTTTCCAGCCCCCCACCATATCGACCAAACTGCCAATAGTATCGATTACGCCGCTAACGGTTTGCAGCAGGCTTTCAAACGCCTTGCTGGCGGGCGATGCCCCGCCGTTTACCGTTTCAAACCAACCCATCATGGTTGAAGCGGCCCCCGAAATTGCCGCCCCCAGCCGCTCGACAATTTGCGGGCGGATGGTGGCGATAAAATCGGTCATCCGTTTGATTAACGGGGTTAGCACTGGCATCAACTGGCCCATCAGCCCGTTACGAACACCGGTGATGGACTTACCAAAACTGTCCATCGCGTCGTTATAGGCTTCGGTATCAGTCGCGGTTTGCGTCGTGATAACGCCCAGACGCTGCATATCGCCAAACATTCGGTCCATTTCGGACTGGGGCTGTTCAAGCAACAGGGCCATTTTCGCCCCGGATTCCCCGAACAGCTTCATTGCCGCCGATGTTTTCAGGGCGGGGTTCTGGATTTTGCGAAAGGCCGCCTGCAATTCCGGCAAAATGTCATTAAGGCTTCGCACATCGCCCTGCCCGTCCCGCAGGCTGATGCCCAGGGCTTCAAATACAGGCCGGGCACGACCCATGCCATTTGCGGCATCGCCGATATTTTTGGTCAGGTCGCGAAACGATGTTTGCAGGCCCTCGTTGGTCATACCCGCTGCCTGATTGGCCGCATGCTGCCAAAGCTGCAATTGTTCGATCGAAATGCCAATGCGACGGCTGAATTTTGCCATTTCATCGGCCTCACCGGCCCCGTGAATGATCCAGGCAAGCAACCCGCCCCCCAGACCAATCCCGGCCAGCCCCAGCATTCCGGCGGCAACCCCGGAAATATGGCTTGATAACCCCGAAAACGACCGCCCCAAACGCCGGAAACCATCGGTAATGCGATGGAAGCCCATTGACCGGGATAGCTTACCCGCCCCCTCCCGCAAGGAAATCAGCATCGACTTTACCCTACGGACGGGACCTGAAACGTTTTCACGCGCATTCAGGACAAAACTCACGGCATAATTTTTAGCCATTGCTCGTGCCTTCATATATTTTTGCCTGTCGTTCGGCATCTTCGATCAGCGCATCAATCGCGATCAGGATGTCATCAACAGGCATGTCGTGAATTTGGGCGGGCAGCCAACCGAACCGGGCAACCAGGTGCTTTACGATGCCCCGGTATTCCCCGAGCGGCCTTTGGGGAAAAAATCAAAGCAGACCTTCATGGCGCGCATCATATCGGCGGCATCAAGGTCGCCCAGTTTGTTCGCGTTAATCCCGACAGGCACAATCACAAGGCCCGCAACAAAACTGCGCGCACCTTTCATGGCGCTGCCCGCCATTTGTTCGATTTTATCCATATCCCTGCCAAGCGGGCGCCGGAATTCCAGATACTTGACAGTTTCGGTCTGGGTATTGCCGCCTTCCTTAACCGTTACGGAAAACGGATATTCAAGCTGCAAAACCTTGCTGCCATTGTCGCCATCTTCGACAAAATCGCCGATGTCGATCTCGTCAAGATCGTCCATAAAAGCAGGCATCTTATGAGACCTCCCGTGCGCTACTGCCTTCAAAACGTGCCGTCAGGCTGTTTTTCGAGGCATCGACATTAAGATCACCGACATAGCTGCCAGGGCTAAGGATGATGGTACGATCTGCGCATTCCAGCTTGATTTCACCGGCATGCACATCAAGATCGGATGATTTTTGGCCCTCGCCTAAAAAGACCTCGACCTCGATAAAGGCTGCACGGCCTTTTTGCGAAAACCCGACAGATCCTTTACCGCCCCCCGCGATATTTTCGCGGGTTTTGCCGCCGATATTATAAGATGCGGTTTCCGCCACGGCGAAAGCAGCACCATTCACGCTAAGGGTCTGCACCCCTGCAAGTGTTGGCATGGGTTATCCCCCGGTTAATAGGTACGGAAATCCAGCTCGAATTCGATCTTTGCCGCAAAGACGTAAAGCGGGTTCGACAAATCGGGCTGATAAATGACATTCAGGCGATAGGAATTGGTTGTCGACTTGCCAACCTGCAAACGCGCCTCGAATTCTTCAAGGTTTTCAACAAAACCCAGCGCGACCATATAGGCGTAGTGAGCCACCAGCGTTGCCTTGACTGATTTTGGCGTGACATGCGGAATGGCTTCATCAATCGCCGTGCCATCATCGACCAGAACAGGCCGTTGCGCCATGATCCGGCTGTTAATCACGCTTTGCAGTTCATCGCGCACCCGGCCAAGTTGGGCCACGGTATTGACCAGCAAATAAGCCTCGGACGCATCCCCGAATTCGTTGGTTTGATACAAGGTAATCGGCATGTTGAGCCGAACTTTTCCATCGGCGGCAACATCGGTAACCGTGATACCTGAAAACAACAGGGTGTTTTTATCCACCCAGCCAAACCGGCTTTTTTGCGGCGGCGCCATTTCGCCGATCAATTCCAGCCCGAAAAGCGGGCGGGCCGGATGATTGAACAGCTTTGCCGAGGCTTGCCCCATATAGCGCATACCGCGCGCAAATGCGGGCATCGGGGCATCATAGCTTTCAATCACCGACACAAATTTATCGTTGCGCGATGTGCCAAAAGTCACGAGTTCAGACAGTGTACCGCGCCTGGCAGCAAAGGCTTTGACATCGACTTCGCTGCCCGCCGCCTGCTTGGCTTCCAACCAGGCCGACAGCGCATCAAGCGTGGCGCCATCCGTCCAGGGTATACCGACATAATTGAATTTCTGCGACCCGATCGCCGCCAGCGCGCCTGATACGTCCGGGTTACCAGACCCGCCAGAAAGAAAACCTCCGTCCGGGGCCGAAATGGTAATGCCGGCCGGCACCTTTTCGCCAGACATTTCGCCACGTACCGCCACCATAAAACGGATATCGTTGCCGACTTCCCCGGCATTTTTCGCCGTCAGGGTGACAACACCAGCCGCCGAACTTGCCACCACGGGAATGTCAACCACCCCATTCAAGGCCGTCGCCATTGCGGTTGCAACATTTGCCGCCGTATCGCCAACCGCGACCTGCACAAACACCCGCTTGCCCGCAACATATAGCGGCAATGCACGGTTTTCGGTGGCGGTGCCGGTGATAGTCACATCGACCTTGGCCTTAACACCGGCTTCCAGATCAGCCATTGGCAGGGCGTACAGCGTCATGGTCGGGTTGTTTTCGCGGAATGCGGCAACCATCATGGCAAGGATGGACCCAGCGCCAAACAGCGCCCCGGCACTTTCCCCCGTACCAGGGACCAGCACGGCAACATCGTCATCCGCCGTGCCAGCGGCAAGGCTTTGCCCAATGATCAGCGCGGTATGGTTGGCAACAAAGCCCGATGCGCGGGACCCGTCAATTTCAAAATAGCTACCAGCCACCCGCGTATTAATCGGCACCTGGTTAAATGCCTCGTTTGGAATGGTCATTGTTTATTCCTTTGCCTTTTTGGCGGGCGCGGCATTGGCCACCACCACCAGATCGCCAAAAACACCACCGGAAATACCACCACCCGATACCGGGGGCAGCAAACGGCGGATTTCGGGATTGCGCAGATCCTGATCGGACAATTCAAATTCACCGCCAGGGAAAAATTCCCGGCGCACAGGGTTAAAAACCCGCAACGGCTTGCCCTCGACAGTTTTGCCGGGGTTAATCTGGACTTTCATTTTCACGCTCCAAAGTAAGATCGATGCCTTCAAGCAGACCCGCGACCAGCCGCGACACCCGTTTGCGGCGTAATTCACCGGCAATGGTGGTAATTTCGCCAACCATTGGCTGCCCCGCCTCGCCGCGAACAAACTGTTTGGTGGTAAATGAGGGCGGTGCCTGCCAGTGCGCTCGCCACGCCGCCGATGCACAAAGACAGGTAATAATCTGGACTGTCAGGCTTTCCGTTGCCTGGCACCACCCGCTATTGGCGGCCTGAAACACCTCGAACGACAGCGACACATTGGCCGAAAACTGCCAGCTTGATCCCATCGGGCTCATGTCATCGGTCGCGGCATAGATCGAAACAGCAGGCAGGCTATCGGCGGGGACTTCAATCAAACGGCCAATAACGACATTGCAATCGGGCATCAGCACCTTAATGCGGGTCTGCAAATCAACCATCAGGTCAGACCGCGTTTGCCAGTCAGACATTGCGAACCTCGCCTTTCATCAGGCCGACCCTGACCCAGCCGGTATCATCCGGGTCTACCGTATCGACAGTAAATGTCAGGCCCGCGACATCGATAAAGTCACCCTGCCTTACAGGAACCACCCCGGCCCGAAATTCGCCGGTATACTCAAAAAACTGTACTTCGGCATCTCCACCCAAATCATCAGAATGGGCGTTTTGCCGGTAATCAAATTCATCAATCTGGCTGATTTTCCCGGATTGGTGCCGAACATTGGCAACACGGCCAAACGTTCGCGCGACCGGGGTATTCAGCCATCGATCAAAATCAAGCATGCCACCCCCGGAAATAAAAAAGCCCGCCCCGAAGGGCAGGCTTTTAAACATCAAATACACGGCCCCCTACATCAGGCAGCGGCCTTGATCTTGCCACGCCGCAAGGCTTGCGGACGTTTGCAAATATGCAGCGGATAGGCATAAAGTTCGAGATCGACAAACATATTGCGGGCTTTGTCGGGAATAATCAGCGGGTACTGTTTTTTGCCCGGCATATTCACGGTATCCATGAATTCACCAGGGGCAAGCCCTACCTCGAACATGCCCGGCGCGTTCGGGAACGCCCGAAATTCATCGGACGGAATGCTAACGGCGCCATCCGCCGTGCCCCGATAGTTCACCCAGGTAATTTCACCATAGGTAAAGGACGAATAAGCCAGACCATCAGACCGCAACTGCCGGGCTTCTTGCTGGTTAAGGTAGGTTGCGCGGGTTTCAGGGTTATCAACCATCTTGTCGAAAAATTCATCACCACACAACGCGATGACAGACATCCCCGAAAGGACCACACCCCCCAACCCGTTTAGAATATCGCGATGCAGTTGACGGCATTGCTGGCGAATAACACCTTCGCCAGCGGCCGTAGCGGCGGCGAAGTCGAATTCAACCGTACCAGGCCGGTTAACACCCATCGCAGCATACCAGTCAATGATCGTTGCACCGTCGGCGTCAATTACCTTGCCATCAATTGCACCAAGTCGATGAAATTCACGGGTCAGCTCCATTTGCGCCATAAGGCCAACAGGCCCGGCAAACCGACGGGTAATTTCATCCTGAATTTGCATCAGTTCGGTTGTGCTGCCATAAGCACGAATGTCCGCAATCTCGGACGCATACAACGTATCAGAAACCGCGATACGGGGTGCGCGCGCATCGATCAGCTTGCGCTGGTTGCCGCTTTCCGTTTTCTTCGCTGGCTCCCCGCGCTGCGACGTTTTAACGACTTTGATGGTTCCGTCGATGATTTCAATAGGAATGGTCTGGGTTCGCACAGGAAGCGGGGTAAACAGATTTGGCAAACTGCCAAGAAATGCAGGCACATACGGTACATTCTCGACAAGGGACATTAAGCCCATCATCTTGAATGCCGGGTTGGTGCTGAAAATATCAAGCGTCGGCATATGAATACCCCTTATTTCACCAGCAAGTGGTTGGTTGCAAGACTGGCGATTGCGGCGGTTTTCTGATCCGCCGTGATGCCTTCGGGCCAGATCAGGCGATTGCCATCAACCGTCGCAAGACGGGTGACAAGCACCGCTTTTTGCGCGGAATCTTTAGCGTTCTGCCCGGAAAAGAGGATCGCTTTTGCGATTTGCGATCCGTCATCTTTTGCCGGGTCCAGGGCAACAAAATCGCCCGTGCCAGCAGCAACGGTCACAGTCAGAATATCGCCCGCCTCAAAGGCGGTGCCGCCTGCCGTAATGGTAAAACCCGAAAGGTGGGTACTGGCATATTCAGTGCCGACAACGGCATTTTTCAGGTTGTTGCCGTTTGGTGTCGTAACCGAAAAATGTGTGGCATCAAGGGCTGTCAACACATAGGCACCAAGAACAGCCGCTTTGCCGGTAACAACAGTGGCGTCATCGATCGTGCCGTTGCCGGTATTGCCACCATCAGCAGCAACCACAACATTGTCGACAAGGCCCTGTTGCGCCAGAACCGTGCCAGGATGATACACTTGGCCTGCCTTCAAGGTGCCGGTTTCGCGAAATGCCCAATCCACTTCACGCATCAAAAAGGCCCCGTCCTGCGGAGCCTGCAAATAGGTCGTCATTGGATTTCCTTTCAGCCAGCAACACGTTTAAACGACGATGCCCAACTGGCTTCAACCGCCTGTTGTTCGCCGGGCGTTGGGGCAGATGGCGACAAGTCAGGATTGCCAGCCGACGCCATCGTATCGGCCAGACCAGCGCCCCCCTTGGGCGCAGCGGCAAGGGCCGCAAGCGCATCCTTGACCGACATCGATGTATTAAAGGCGAAATGCTGCGCCAGATTACCACGCCCCTTGGCGGCATTTGACCCGATGATGGACGCAATGCGCTTGCGTTCGCGTGCGCCAGCCGATTTACCATCGCCCTCGTCATCCCCGGCGTCGGTTTCATCCTTCACCGATGGCTTTTTGCCACCTTCCGGCGCATCGCCGCCGTCATCTTCTTCGTCATCTTCGGCGGCATCGGCATCATCCGGCACCTGGTCATCAGCCAGGGCACGCTTGCCCCGCGTCGGCTTGTTCTGCGCCATTGTGGAACCTCCAATATGTTGCGCTGTCGTATCACCACCGGCGGGGCCGGAGGCAGGTTTGGAAATTTCAGCGGCAAATGCCGCGAACGCCTGTGATGGCGTCATCAGTTCATCGGCAAAACCGATTTGAAGGGCTTCGTCCGAATTGATTGTCCGCGCCTCGGTCGCCAGTACGGCCTTTAGGTCGATGCCCCGGCCCTGTGCCACCTGTTCCGCAAAGGAAATGCGCAAAACTTCAAGTTCCGCCTCGATCTCCTTTGCCACATCGGGGGGAAGTTCTTCATAAGGGTTAACCTCCATTTTGCGCGCACCGGCCCGTAAAACAGTGACTTTGACCCCGGCATTTTCATATGCCTTTGTCATATCGGTATGCAGACACACCGCCCCGACGCTACCAACGCCGCCAGAATTTGGCGGCACCGTGATATGATCGCACTGGCTGGCCAGCCAATATGCCGCCGAATAGGCATAATCCGAACAAATCGCCCAGGTCGGCTTTGTCGAACCGGCAATCATGTCGGCCAGTTCAAAAAGCTGGGAATGGACTTCGCCGCCCGGGCTTTCAAAATCGAACGCAATGCCTTTGACATCATCGTCAAGCAACGCCTCGCCCAGCTTGGCCATCAACCCGTCATATCCGGTCATACCGGACCACGGATCGAGAACACCCAGCTTGCTAACCAGCGTTCCCGACACCGGCAAAACCGCCATGCCGTTTTCCACCCGGTAAATCTTGCGATCCGGGCGGTTGCCGTTCCAGTCCGCCGCCAACACATCCAGCTTTTCGGGCTGGGGGCTGGTATCATCGACCAGAAACCCGCTTAACCCGGCGCGCGATGCCAAAACACCCAGCATCAAACGCGCCCGGTCAGGGGTAACAAGGTGGGCGCGGTTAAGCAACCGCCCCAGCAAGCGGGGATAATCCATGTGATTGTGCCTTTTGCTGCAAAGCCTGCATGCGTCGTTCATACCGATCAAGTCTGGCATTCACGGTTGTGGTCTGGGTTTGCCCGTTTTCGTCGGTTTCGACCGATGAAACCGACCATTCAGGGCGGGGAATTCCCAAATCAGACAGCGTTTGCAGTTCATGACGGCGCTGTTCTGTCAGTTCTTCCCAATCCTTGCCCTGTTCGGCGGCTTCATCTTCCAGTGTCGACAGCATCGATTGCATTCGCATTTCCGATGCCTGTGCTTCCTTGGTCGGGTCAATATACCCGCGCGCCGGGCCAATCCATTTGGCGCGGGTCCACGCCGCAAGGGCATCGCGATAGGCCGGCGCACCATCGGGAATGTTCACATCCCCGCGCTCGACCAGTTCTTCACCCAACAGGACATAAACCTGTTGAACAAAGTCCCGAACGAACTCCGCACGCACAACGGAAATGTGTTTCCACACTTCCAAAAGCGCAGCACGGGCCGAACTGTAATTAACCTTCGACCAGTCCATTGAAATTTGTTCGTAAGAAATCCCCATCGAACTGGCGAAATAGCGCAAACAGCTTTCTTCAAATGCCGCAAACCCGTTGTTCGGGCGCTCCGACCGCAACAATTGCAATTCTTCACCCGGAAACAGTTTGGGAATACGCGCCCCATCCAGCGAAAGATTGGTTTTGTTATGATACCCGGCGCGCGCATCCTGATATGGCGAAAGCGATGCACCGCCTTGCGGGTCCAGCATCGATTGCGCCATATGTTGGTCAAACGGCGATTTTACAAAGGCCGCAAATACCGCATGGATTAATGCCGATTGCAATTCGGTTTTCGACCAGCGCCGTTCCATATGCATGCGTTCAAGGATTGGGGTAAACAGCCCCCGGCCCCGCGTCGCACCGGCCTTGTCTTTCAAAAACGCATGAATAACACCGCGCCGTTTTGTGCCACGCACATAGGCAGGAACACGCGACCAGGTGAACGGGTCATGCGCGGTATCCATCCAGATATCGGACGGATGACCATTGCGAAAATGATAGGCTACCGGCTCCCCGTATTTACCTTTTTCAACCCCGCCCCGCATATAGGATGTTTCAGGCTGGTTGTTAGGGTTGCACAAACGGTCCGGGTCAACAATTTGCAGGGCAAGGGCATATTTTCCACCCCGGTCAGGCAGCCAGTACGGCAGGCAAATTGCTTCGCCGTCCAGTACATAATGATTAAAAGCCACGGCACACAAACCGTTAAAGTCGGTTTTGCGCTCTACATCACAGTAAAAATCAGGGTCGGTTGACCACGCATTCCAGCCCCGTTCAAATTCGCGACCCAGATCGCGCGATTGCTCGAATGTCAGGTTAAGCGATTTCCAGTCCGGCTTTGACGACAGGCGAAGGCCCGCCCCTACCACACCGTCACGCAGTTTCTGAATACCGGAAACCGCCCAGCCGGAATTGCGGTACTGATCCCAGGCACGGCCCTGCATCATATCGCGTTCGGGCAACAATGCAGCATCAGCCGATTGCAACGCAGGATAATAATCCGACATTTCAACCGACCGACTGCTTGCCGCATCGTGCGATGATGTCATGGACGCACGCAGCGGCGTAACACCATCGCTAGCAACCAATGATTTGTTCATCAATGCACCCTTACCCCGATCGCATGGCGTCCACCAAGGCCCAGCAACTGATCAATTTCAGCTAACCTAGCGTTAATATTGGTCAGATTGGCCGCGCTATAACTCACGTTACGACCATTCGACCCGACGGATTGAACACTTTCCCCGCACAAAACACGGGTCCGCGCTTCAATCAGCCGTGCCTTTTCGGCTTCCAGTGCGGGCCGGTCAATCATGGTGGTTATCCTGTTATGCAAGTTGCGAAATCATCGCATTAATGCGGGCGTTTTCATCGGTTTCACTAGGTTTAAGCATCGGAATTTCAACCGGCCCGGCATTCCCCGATGATAGCAAGGCAACAATAAACGGGTTGCCATTCCGGCCCATCCAGTTCGGTAACTTTTCGGGTTTATCCCAAGGCATCTTGTCGGCATTCAGTCGTAAAACCGCCGCCGTGCAATATCCAGAAAGGTCAAAGGCTTCATTGCGTGCGGCTTCCTTTTCCCAACCCTTATCCTTGCGGATTTCAGCCAGGTATTCCGCCAATGGCGATTTCATCAATTCCGCTTCGTCGGGTTCTGTTTTGCCATTTGGCAAATGCAGGGTGCCCATTGCACGCGGGATATGAATGTATTGTGGCCCGCTTTGTTCGCGCCGCAATCCACCCATCACAAAATCTTTCAAGTGATCAACACCCGCCTGCAACACCGGAATTTCCCCGCGTGCGCCAGCATATTTGTCTTTTCGTTCTGAATCCGGCCATGTCAAAACGGCCCGGGGCACCCGAAAACCACCGATACCTCGTAATGGCAAAAGCCGTTCGTGCTGACCACGCCGTTTGATGTCGCGATAAAAATCATATGCCTTGCTGGTCACACCTGCCCGGCCATGAATGTCATAGACAAACAGTTTTACCTTCATTGCCTTGCCGGGCATCGATGCCATCGGCCAGGCAACGTCCAGCACCCGTTTGCGCAAAAGCTGCCAGTCTTCGGCATAGGCCGCCGGGTCCAGCGCCCGTTCGGTCCAACCTTCCACCTGTTCGGGCACCGCAATTTCAAACCGGTCGACAATCCAGCGTTCCAGATGCGCGCCAAACCCTTCGATCTGAATAACAAACCTGTTCCCCTGCACGTCAGCCGCAGCAACCAGAAACAAAACGCCATCGGGCACAGTACCCAACGGGTAATCTTCACAACGCGCAAACAGGTTTTCAACGGTCAGTTCACCCTGTTCTGCCCGTGCGGCAATCGCGCGCGGCATATAGGGTTCGGCCTGATCAGTATTAACCGTTGTACGCAGCGACGTTTCGCTACCGGTTCTGGCATATTCGTCAAGCGCGGTCAGGTATCGGGTGACAAGCCCTTTCCAGCCTTGAAAAACCGCCGCCGGCCCTTTTAGCCAATAGGACGCAATTTCAGAAACCCGGGCCGTGCCAACAATTTCACCCTCAACAATTGAAAGCCCTTCGGCCAGCCAATGGCCATTGGCATCAAGGTCGCGCTTTTGGCGTTCATGGATGACACCGCCGCAATGGGGGCAATGCATCGTAACGTTTTGGGCCGCTTCGTCGATGTTATCGGTTTCGGGCCAATCCAACAGGTTGAAAGACGGTTCAAAACCGTCGTGGCAATCTGGGCAAATCCAGTAACGACGCCGCCGATCGCCACGGTTATAAAGGCTGATAATGCCACCAACCGGCGGCGCTTCATGCGCGGTTTTCGCTTTCCATCGACCATCTACAAAATCCCGCCCGGGCGAACTTTCAGCCACCGTCATGCCACGCGACCCGAATGTTTTGGTGCGCTGGCGGCCAAGGTCAAAAATCTCGCCTTCACCGTCCAGGTCATCAACCATCCGGTCGCGGTCGGTAATCAATATAAGGGGGATCGGCTCCGACGACAGAACCGGAACCGACGGCGATGTAATCGAAATCATCGCACCCGATGCCAGTTTCTTATCGTTGATATTGTCTGAATGCAGGGCTTTTGACATCCGGGCTTTAAATTCCGGGCTTTCCTTGTCGATCAGCTTGCGCATCCGGTTGATAGAGAAACGTCGCGCAGTATAGGCGTTCATTTGCAAAACCAGCGTATCAACCGGGTCGCAAATCGCCATATGCACAAGGCGGTTCATAAGCAGGGCGTCGGTTTTAAGCGACTGCGCAGGGCCTACAAAAACAACCGCTTCATATTCACGTGCCGCCGTCATGTTCATGGGTTCAACCATGTAGGGCGCAACGCTGTTATCCCACGGGCCGTTGTAAACCGCACTTACCACACGGCGGTAACGCGCGGCGGCCTCGGATACCGAAATCCGCTTGGGCGGCAACAAAATCGCCGCTGCCTGCGACAGAATAACCCACGGATCGCGAAAATCAGGAAGCGGCGTTTTCTCCATTGTTGTTCATCAGCTTGCGTGCCAATTCCTCTTGATACTTGTCGATTTTTTCCTGCAACGCGCCGATCACACCCAGATCAAGTTCAAGTTCTCTGCCTATCGCCTCGGGCAACGACTGTAAAAACTTCGCAAGATCGCCCAGCAACTGTTCATCACGGGCAAACAGGGCGTTGGCATCGACCAGTTCGCCACGTTCCCGGCGAACCTTCATTTCGACCAGTTCGGTTTCATACAGCTTTTTGCGCTGTTCGGCTGTCAGGCCAGACCGCTCGTCCGTCGCCTGTCCACCAAGCAAAGCCATTTCGGCTTGGGCCTGTTCTTTTTCGCGGCGCTGTTTTTCTTCTTCTTCCTCAACCTGCTTTCCGGTGGTCCACGCATGAACTTCAGGCAGGTAGTAACCATAAGCGCGCCCGTTTTTCCCTTCACGGCGATACGGCAAACCCTTATGGCGCATCCGGTCAAAGGTTGGCAGCGACAGACCCAACACCCGGGCCGTTTCTTCCCGGCTCCAAAGTTTGCTCTCGTCGCCGTCCCATTCATCGGGCCAATCATCCGGCCAAGCCTTAGCCATCACAATCACCCCAAAACATAATCAGAAACAACAACCTAACGATTTCAAATAGATAACGCACACCAAACACCCGCGCCACGCTAGACCCGCTCGGGTTGAGAAGTGCCAGGGAGGACCCGCTCGTTTTTGGCGGGCATGGCTGGCACATCGGTTACCATTGGGCGGACGTGATGCAGGCCGTCGGATTATCGGGCGACGTAGTGCCGGGTCCAGTGTTGCCCGCAGTTGCCGCAATACATCGATTGGCGTTTGGGACCACCGGGGCCTTTCATGCGAACGGCCATTAAGGTGGCGCGGTTGGTGTTGCCGCACGACACACACCCGACCCCGGCATCATCGCGGGTATCATCGTCGCCCATTGAAGGCGCAGACGGTTCGGCCAATGGTGGTTGCATGGCATTGCCTTTCGATGCTGACAAGGACGGCAGCGCCGGGTTGCTCCGCAGGGGACACGCCAGACCCTGCCCGCACACGCCGCCGCCCATGTCAGCACCCAAAAAAGAACGGCCCAGCCGGTTTGATCCGGTATGGTCCGCAGTTTCATCAGGGAGTATTCGGGAAAAAACGAGAAAGCGTTACATGGCCAGCCTCCATAAGGCCCAACGCAAAACGCCCCGGCATGTGCCAGGGCGTTTCACAACAGCATTAGGGCAAAACAAAAACGCCCGCCGGTGATACCGTGCGGGCGCTTTTCGTCTCGGGTAGGGTGTCAAATTTCCCTGCGTAGGTCAAGCGGCTTTTTCGTCCTTGGGTGCTTTTTTCACGCCATCAGCCAACCAAGGCAATTTCGGCGGCATTGCGCCCGTTATGCGATAGATGCAGTCAGCAGGCGAATTATCGCCAAATTCGCGCATATCCAATTGCAAAACCGAGAGAGCCTGCCACCACATCAGATATTCAGCCCGCGCCATCGACACAACGGTTTCAGAATGCCCAATCCGTTCCACCTTGCAGCTTGCCTTGGCAAGATTGCGATTGTGATCACGGGCCGGAACCGGCTGCCCTTGCGCATCAAGCACCGCCACAAACCGCTCCACCCCGTCAGGATACCAATCAGGCCGTCCGCACACCTCGCCCCATGAACGAACAATTTCGGCGGCGTCGCCAGAAACATCCCGAAGCCCCAGCCAGGCGCGATGCAGCGCCATGGCTTGCGGGTGGCGTTCGTCATTGGCAACCGGCACCGCGCCAGAACCGGCAATCCGCTCCCCGTAGGATGCGGTTAACCGACGCATCATGCGAAGTTCCGGCATCAGGCCGTTGCCACTATCGGCCCGTTTGCCAATCCATTGCACCCCAAATGCCCAGTTTACCAAGCCTTCGATGCCAATCGGCTTTAGCGGTTTGAGTAGCTGTTCGCGGTTCATTTGCCTGCCTTCCTTTATTCGTCCCGCCATCGTCCTGATTTTAAAATTTCAGCCGGGACAAAAAGTGGTGATTTTATTTTTTGATTTCAGATAGTTAATCTTATTGTCCTATATACCCCATGTTACCTATGTATATGTAATATGTGTATATATGCGCCTGTGCACACACACGCCCACCCATATACACATATACGCGCAACTTGGGACGTTAGGGACTATTGGGACCGGCCTTGTAAAACCGGGGTTTTCCCGTCCCCCGCACCTTCAAAAAGTAAGGACAAAGGGGGGACGGAAAGAAAGACACACTTCACCTGTCAAAAATCATCCGGCGAAAAATCGCCCGACCCGGCATGGGCATCGTCAAACTCGCGTTCGTACCAGTCGATATCGGTGCGGATCATTTCGGCGAACAGCCGCCGACATTCCTCCAAAGGAGGGAACTGGTAAACATATTTCCGCACCCCTTGGTCAAATCGTCGCCTGCCCGCCGATACACCAGAGCACACACGCATCAGTCGCCTGCCAAACTGTTCTTCAGTGAGCGGAAACCTTCGCCCACGTTGCGTCACCCATTGCAGGTAATTGGCGTACACATCCGCCTTGGGCAAGTATGGCATCCAATGCTGCGCCCCGTCACTCTGAAATGTGACATGCCCGCGCCGCAAACACACAAGCCACCACGATTCCTCGACAGAAAGGCTGGACAGCTTTTGGTCGGCCAACGCCGCCGTTTTGGGAATATCCCACAAATTGATGCTATCAATATCAAATGAAAGCAGATACCCAAGTAACGCTTCATACCCGCCATCATCAAGCTGTTTGATCATTTCCCCGAAATAATTTCGATTTTGCTGGCTGTTATTGGATACATCAAACACTGCAAACCGGCGCTCGTCATGCCCCGCAGGCACAACCCAGTCATTGTTAGACGTCACCAGCAAATGAACATAGTTTTTGACCCGAAAAGCATCCACGCCCTTGCGCTCGATCATATGATAATCGGACGTCACAAGGCCCTTTAACCGGCCTTCGGCGTGCTTGTCGCCCGCCCAAAAACCCTCGTCAGCCTGCAACAGCAACGTAGACGCCAGGTGGGCGTTAAAGTTCCCCACCACATAGCGCGGGTCATCCACCAGCGCGTAATGATCTTCTATCAACCGGCCAAGGGTCTGCCCAAACAGGGTTTTGCCACTGCCCTGCCCGCCGCGCAAAACCACAGCCACCCCGGCCCGCTCCGTCGGTTTTTGCAGCATATGTGCCGCCCAACCCATAATAAACCGAAAATGGGCTTCATTACCGCCCGCTATATTGGTGCGGACATGATCAAGGAAAATATCGCACTTTTTCTCGCATTCCTCGTAATCGGCCCGCAGGCTGAACCCGCGCCACAGGTTATAAATGCCCGAATGGGTTGATGTGCCTGGCGCGAACGAAACACCACGATATTGCCGACGTTCCGGGTCTCGAAACCACAGCCTAGACCACGAAACCTTTTTGTCCGAGGCAACATACTGTTCCTGATTGGCAAACCAGGCATGAAAAGCGTCAACCGACATCAGATTAACCCGATCCTCGACCGGACAATCGCCGCGCTTGAAGTTTTCTTCCAAAATCAATGGCTTTCCGCCCATCATGACTAACGCATAATGTTCGTTCATGGCATGAACATCGAAAAACACATCATCCGGATCTAGCTTTACACCATCAATTCCAACCACCTTGGCGCCATTGATAATCTGCTTTGCAGCCTCAAAACCAATATTGGTTTTATGAGATCCATTCGCTTGATCTTTCGTCATCTCAAAACAACCTTCCCTGTTTTGGTTTGCGTTGATCGGCGGGAATATCGCCAATCGGTCCGTCGGGGGCTTCCGTGCCCTCGGCAATACGTTTGTTGCGGTAAAATTCGGGGGGTATGTGCTGGCCACACCAACGGCCATGACCAACCATGATATGGCTGCCAGCCTTCTCGCAGCCCTTGACATCGCACGGCAGAACAACGGGGTGTTTCATAAAAGCCCCGCATCAATTTCGATGGAAAGAATGCCCGTCAGGGCCGCAACAACCTGTTCTCGCGCCCAGTCGTTGCCCTCTTCGGTCAACATCACGTCCGGGTTTAATTCATCGGCAACGGCACGCAATTTGGATGCCGCATCCACCAGCGTGTAGGCCGCACTGATCGAACAGGCGCGGCGTTGAAAAGCAGGGTCATCCGGCCCGAAACAATCCAGCCCGAATGTCTGGTAACGGGCGATAATCAGGCCAATATCAGGGGGAAATGAAAGCGAACCATCGCGCATCATGTAATCGCGAATATAGGGAACCAGCATCGCGGCAATGGCTTGCGCGCGGCGTTCTACCATATGGCCAACCGCATCGGACGAACCGGGTGCGGGCTGGGTATCTGTTAAATCTTGGGGAAGTGTAGACGGATTCCGCCCTTGACCATGATCAGGCATGGGGACCTCCTTGTGTGTTGGTAAAACCAACCACCGAGGCCCTTGGTCGAGGCTCTGGTGGCCGGACGTGCATGCTCGACCAAGAACCGCCCCACAAGGAAAGCAGCTAGCCCAAAGGGCTAACACACACGCCCGACCATAAGAAAACCGCGCGGCAAAAAGCGTTGCGGCGCGGGTCAAGCGCCTTGCGGACAGTGAGGGTTGGTCGACCCCCGACAGCACCTTTTTCGTGCTGCTACCGCCCAAGCTACGCCCGACACTTGTGAAAATCAAGCCTGTATTGCCCTCAATCATCGACCGGCCCCTTTTGCCTGGGCCTTACCACCAACAATCAGGTGCAACCGCCCCTGCCCGGTTTGGTTGTCATTATGCTCACGCACCAGAAAAGACCCGGACCGGCGCATATAGTCATTGGCAAAATCGCGCGGGAACAGCCAGACACCGGAATGCGGGCAGCGCCGCACAGCAACCGGCGGACGCGATTGCAGGGCGCGCGCGCGCAACCGGCAACCAATCTTGCGATTTAAGGCCGACCGCCCCTTTTGCACCGCACTGTATTCAAGCAGCAATTCCCGAACGGACACATACTCCAAAGCAGCAACGCGGGCGGACGCGCCAAGCATCAGGTTGCCAACCTGTTCAGCCAGCGCCAACGTCGCGGCACTTTGTTCCTGGCGCATGCCCTCTAATCGGGCTTCCCATTGCGTCATACGGTGCTCAATGGCCGTAACCTTTTTGACCACCGTTTTTACGATGCCAAGCGCACGAACCAGTTCTTCGGGGATGGCGCGCAATGTGTTTTCCATCGCGTTGAACTGCGCGATATAGGTTTCCTTAAACCCGGCCGCTGATTTACCCGTGAACCCCATAGCAAGGAACGTAAAACCATCCTTCGTCATGTTGAAGGATCGCTCAGTACGCCTGCCACCATTAGGCATTTCAACGTCGTGCGATGTGGGCTCAAAATTGAGCCGACGAAAATCGTCGCTACATTCCAGTTCGCCAATGTCACGCAATACGTTTTTATGCAGCTTGCCAAAATAAGCCGCCACATCACGGCTATTGGTTTTAATCGCACCACCCTTCTCGAATACGACGGGCAGAACAGAATTATCGTTGCTTACATTTAAGGCACGTTTCATGGCTCTATCTCCGGGGAAAGATGGAAGGGAAAGAACAAAACCGGGAAAATCAGGCGGTGCGATAAACCGCAAAAACACACGCAAAGCGGTTTTTCTGATTGCCCTTTACAATCAAAAAGGCTCAAAATGAAACCAGGGCGATTGTTGATTTGCAGTGTTGTTACTCTTTGCACCGTCTCAACTGACAAGCGCGCAGCATTCACAACCATGACTTTCAGAGGATCAAGCACGATGGGTAATCCGAGACAGCCAGACAATCCCCGCCCGCCAATCGACAGGGCTCCACCAAATGACCAAGGCGGCGGCTCCGAAAGAAAAAAAGTCCCCGCCCAAAATAACCGGGTTGTCAGCGAAAACCGCGCTCCTAACCATCCGCCAACAAAATCCAGTGAATCGGGAAAACCGAAAGCGTGAAGCGTTGGCGCAACAGGACGGCCATCCCGTTGCGCCTTCCCCCTAACAACCAGAGCTTGATAGGAGAAATTTTCTATGAGGATAGCTCGATGGAACAGCCCACCAAACCGACCGACACCAACACCGATGAAACCACCGTCAACCAACCCGGGATCAACAGTGAACCCGAACCGGCCCCCATCGGGGCCGCCGAAACCGCCATCCAGATAGAGAACGACGACAGCTATAAACTGATTTTCAGCATTGAGGTTTCGCGGCGGTACAACCTGCACATGGCACGGGGTTTTCGCCGACTTGGCCAATTGACTAAATTGTTCACCATTATGGGGGGCAGTGCCGCTTTTGTTGGCTTGCTGAACCAAACGCAAGCCATCACGCCGTGGGTTGGCCTTGTCGGAACTTTTGTTCTGACCTTCGCGACAGCCCTTGATATCGTTTACGGCTTTGATGCCGCCTCGTTTGAACACCGGAAACTTGCGCGGGACTATACCGACCTGTTGCGACGGCATAAGTCTGGCGAAGACACAAAAAACCTTACCCAGGACTATTATTATATCGAAGCGAACGAACAGGCCGGATTGAAAGCGGTCATGAACGCCTCGCATAATCAGGCACTTAGAAACATGGGCTATACCGGCGATGAGTACGAAGAATATGCCGTCAAAGTGAGATGGTGGCAGTATCCCCTGTTTATCGTATTCTAAACGCATTAATCCGGGAAACGCCGTTCCGGCCTGTAAACACGCAACCCGCGACAAAGGTTGCGTGTTTTTTGTGCAAGAACCGGCATTGTTTGTAACCAGCCGCACACAGAGCGTTGACACCTGTATCCCGTGAGCGACAAAAATATTGACGCCGTGTTTCTTAAAGGATACATATTTGTCATGATTGAAATTCGCCAGACATCCCGTTTTGACAAATGGATCAGCAAGCTGAAAGACCGTCGCGCCCGTGCGCGCATTGCTGCCCGGATCGACCGAATGAAGATCGGCGGATTTGGCGATTGCAAGCCGGTGGGCAGCGGTGTTTCCGAAGCACGAATTGATTACGGGCCGGGATATCGGATTTATTTTATCCCGCGTGGTGACACGCTGGTGGTGTTGCTGGCCGGGGGCGACAAATCCAGCCAGCAACGCGATATTGCGGCCGCGATTGCGTTGGCCGAAAACCTGTGAGGTAAGACGATGAAAACCGAAACCATGCCGTGGGATTCCGCTGCGCACCTGGAAACCGAAGAAGACGTTGCCGCCTATCTTGACGCCGTGTTTGCCGAAGGCGATCCCGCCCTTGTGGCCCATGCCCTTGGCGTTGTCGCCCGCGCACGCGGCATGAGCGATATTGCCCGGGCGGCGGGCGTATCGCGGGCCAGCCTTTACAAATCCCTGCGCCCCGAAGGCAACCCGGAGCTTGCCACCATCATGAAAGTGATGAATGCGCTTGGCGTACGTCTGGGCGTTGGCGCGTAACCCGTACAAGATAAAAGCAACAGAACAATGAAACAGACCTATTGGGCTGTGGTTTACAAAGACACCGACAGCGATTTCGGAATTTCTTTTCCGGATTTTCCCGGTTGCGTTAGCGCAGGAAGTACCATGATTGAACTGGTCGAAATGGGCACCGAAGCCCTTAATTTTCACATTGAAGGCATGCACGAGGATGGCGAAACCATCCCTGCCCCGACCAGCTTTGAAAACCTGCCCGCCAACCCGGAACCGGAATGCAGCGAAGTATCGCGCATCCCGATAACTGTGACCGTACCAGGCAAAAAACGCCGCATGAACCTGACCATTGACGCCAACCTGATTGATCAGATTGAGACCAAATACGGCAAAGGCGGCATTTCCGGCTTTTTGGAGAACGCGGCCCGGCGCGCCCTGTAAAGCACCGCAAGGCCCGGCCCATAAGCCCGCAACCCGCAATAAAGGTTGCGGGTTTTTCTTGCGTGCCATCATAACAACACCCCTTGCGGAACGGGGGCTGGCTTATCGCCAGAAACAGCCCCCCCGGCAAAGCGATCCACCGATGGTGCAAACATATCCACCGTGTCCATCCGGGGTTTTTCGATCACATCCAGCATCGTGTATGGCTGGGTCCAGTCACGCGACCAGCCAAACCACGCGCATTCCATCACCGGGTTTTTCTTGCCATTGAAATCAGGCCGCCAGGCCAGTTCGATTTTCCATTTTGGGGTATGACGCCGCCGCAAGGGCAAGCGGCTGCCCGCATGCTGCCAGGTGGATTTCAGCAACAGCCAGAATTCCGCCAAATGCAGGCGCATGGCATGTTCAACAAACAGGGCCGGGAAATTATTGGCAAAGGGCGGATTGGTGATGGCGGTATCGGCGCGGGGCCGGTATTCCGACAGGAAATTAACCCCGCCGGTGCCATAACCGCGATAAACAAGATCAGTGGCAATCACCTGACAGCCATGTGATTGCATCACGCGATCGGTAACACCATTACCACAACACGGGTCCCAAATCTTGCGCCCGTGCAAATGCGGAAAGCGGCGAAAAATCCCCTCGAAAACTTCAATTTCCGTCGGGTAAAAATCATCCTTGTGCCGTTCGGCGGAACCGCCCTTGGCAGACTTCCCGCCAACAAATGCCGCCCCGATGCTGGCTTTCTTTGTGCAATCAGACATCGCAGCCACCTTAATCCGTACACATGCAGGGCAGACCTTCATCAGCTTCAAAGCCGAAGTCTCCCTGATCTTGTGAAAGCTGTTTCATATCGGCATAGGAAAGGCGATCCGAACGGAATGTTGCTCCGGCTTCCTTTTCAGTATCGATCCACCAATCAGCGCTATTCGGGTCTAGTCGCATGATCGCCATGATGGTTCTTTGCCCCTTCATAAAGCAAAGGCGGCAATTTCCATGTGGCGTTGATCCGTTGATATTTGGCAAGCCAAGATCGAACGGTTGATACTGCCAAAAAGATGAAACATCCCGTTTTGTTATCCCTGCCTCTGCCATCGGTAGAACCGTTTCCCATGCGTCTTTGCTGGTTTCGTTTCGGCGGAGCGCGTTCGATACCCGATGACGCTCATCGGCGCGAAGACCCACCACCGAATTCCATTCCTTCAACCCAAGAACCTGCTTGCAATAACGTTCGATGGTTTTTACTTTTAATTCTGCGGTGCAAAGTCGCGTTACCGGGTTCGGCAAATACCGTCGTTTGCGAACCAGCGCCCGAAATGGCTCACCATTTCGACTTGCACTGTTATGGGAAACAACATCGAATGCAGTGCCAAATATCGCCTTGTCGCGCCATTCCAACCAGGTGATGTGGACGCCCCATCGGCTGGCGCATTCCTGAACGAAATCCAGTGTTTCATGATGTTCAAGGCCGGTATTGCAAAAAATTACTTTCGCTTCATCCGGCAGGGCTCCGCCATGCGCCTGAATGATCTCGTTCAGCATATAAGCCGATGACCGCCCGCCGCTAAAGCTGATTACAGCAGGGCCCTCGATGAAATAAAGGTTATCCATCACGCTACCCCCATCAAAAACGAATTAAAATCCGTCCCAACCGGCGACATGGAAACACGCCCCACAATGCCGGACTGATTGGCGCGGCGCGCGCCGCGTTCCAGTTTGGCGCGCAGCATGTGCATGTCTTTGGTATCACCATCGCCCAGCAGGATTTGTTCGCGGCATTCCGGGGGCAAAATCATGCCCGGGCGCGACATGTCGGGCACCACGCACGGCAGGCGCAGGCGGCCATTCAGCGGGTGCCGGTCGCCTTTGGCATCCATCAGGGCATCACCCACCAGGTTATCAAGTGAATAGCTGCACCACCCGGCATGGCCGGACGCCTGCATAGCCGAATAGGTGGTTTCCAGCCCCTCGCCCGTGACCATCGTGAAAGCCGGTTTTGACAGGCGCATGGCGGCTTTGTTCGGGTCCCCATAGACGCGCTTGGTATTCAGCTTTTTATCGCCCCGATCCGGGTCATCAATCACCTTGCGGCCCTTGGGCGCATCAAGGTCGATCCAGGTCACATGGCAGGCAGCAAAACGGCCATCGATATAGCGCATGACGGAAAGCAACGCCGGGCCAGACCAGATCAGTTCCGGCTTTTTCTGCCCCATTAACACCGCCCAATAACCCAAATCCGGGTGAAGGCGATGCACGCCATTATTGAGGAACAATTCGGGGTTAATGCCGCGCTTTTCAGCCAAATACCGTTCGCCCACCGACCCGGCCAGCCCCTCACCCGCCTGCCAGATTTTATAACCGCGCTTGCGCTTTTTATCGGTTTCGCTGGTACGGTCCTGTTCGGTCTGCTTGCTGGCAATGGTGGGTTTTGGCGGGCTGGCGGGTTTTTCCGCGCGCCCGACATATTCCGTAATGTCAACCCCGGCCTGATAAGCCAGATCGCGCACGCCCTCGATAAACGACACACCATAAACGGTGGTGTAATAGCCAATCGCATCCTTGTGCGCGCCGCAACCGAAACAGTGCGTAAAACCCTTGTCGGGCCGGACGGTAAAGGATGGTGTGCGTTCGGAATGAAACGGACACAAGCCGGCATATTCTCGGCCAGATTTGACCAGCTTGACGCCAGAGCGTTCAACCAGGTCAACCAGATCAGTGCGGGCATAGATATCGGCCAGTACATGATCCGGGATGCGCAGACAATGTTTCATGCCGCCCTAACCTGGGGCAATCCGCGCCCCGGATAATAACCGCGCACTTCAAGGATGCGCCGCAGCTTGCGGGCGTTCTTGATCGCGGATTTTTGGGTTTTAAGAACCAAATCTTCGTGCTGAATCACACGGGCAATCAGATCATCGGTCGCAAGGGCAAAGGCGGAGCCCTCGACCAGATCAAGCGCGCCATCTTCGATCATGTCGCGAAGCCAAATGATCAGCATTTGGAACGTCAACACAACCGGACGCCCTTCATAAGGGGCCAAAAGTTCGACACGCAAAGCCGTGACACGCCTTTGGAGTTTGGCACGCTTGGCAGGCTCTACCCCTTCAAAGGGCTCCTGAATGGCTTCCTTCACACGGTCAAGGCACTTGTCATCGTCGGCATTTTTGCCGCGCGCCAACAATACCCGCACCACTGGATCAAGCATTTCAGCAGGTAAGGCCAATTCAATACGGCGACGGTCTGACAGATAAGCCATCACGCCGCCACCCCGCACAACCGTGGTTTCGGCTCGATTGCCGCCGTCATGCGGTCTGCACATTCACGCAAAAGGGCGGCAATGGATTTGATCATGGCGCGCAAGCCAGCCCGTTCATTGGCAAGCCCGGTAATCGCCCCGGCATCATGCAGGCAGGCGGCGTAAACCTCGAAATACGGGCAGCCTGCCCCCGCCCGCGCCGCCGCGATATCGGCATCAAGCGCGGCTTGCAGGCTGATCACATCAGACCGCATCGGATTGGCGCACTGGCGCAGGCGGGAATAGAAAACACCGCAAACAGATGCCAGCACATCGCCACCCACGGCGTTAATCGCCGATGTGGTGGCGCTAGCGAAGCTATTTTCAGGCCGAATATAAGGCATGGCTATCAAACTCCCGGACAATGGGAGTTGCTGCACTCGCAGGTCAGAGTCATACTGACTACGCAGCAACGGAGCAAAAACGATGGATGAAAAACAACGCCGGTTAGAGGCCCTCAAAGAGGAGAGCCAAGATTTTAAGGAAGCCGTCGAAGCACTTCTCAATAGCAACGATCCAAGAGACAGGATCGAAGGTGAAAAAACCTTGATGCGGGCTGGCTGGACGAGAGGCGCGGACGGGCAGCTTAAGCCGCCTCGCTCTCTTCGCGACTAAAATCAAAAAAATCGTTGGGCGTTACTTCACCGCCGGTCACAGCAACAATTTTATGCATCACCTTCGGGGCCGGGACGCGAGCGCCATCCTCATAGCGGTAAATAGCTTGCGATGATGACTCAATCATCTTTGCAAACTCTTTCCGACTTCCGCCGCAGTTCTGCTGAATCCAGTGAGCTAACTTCATGATGCAAGAACGTTATATCCATTTTGGTGGAACGTCAACACCAAAAATCACCAAATTAGCGATAGACTTCCCCACCAATATAGAGAAAATTGGCACATGAAACACGCAAACCGCATAAAAGAAGTTCGAGAAGCGGCAGGAATGTCGCAATCTGAACTCGCCCGAAAACTTGGCACTACCAACCAGCAGATCAGCCGGTTGGAGCTGGGGCAACGCAGGTTGACTGTTAATTGGCTGATCAAAATAGCCGAGGCATTAAACACGACACCAAGTGCGATATACCAGGAAATGCCACCCGGTTCTATCCCGGTTGAACGGCTGATCCGCCCATTTGGTGAAGCCCTTGCAGAGCTTGAACAAGAAGAAGCCGAAGCAAAAAAAAGAGCAGAAGCAGAAGAAAAAAACTCACTAACTTACGATAAACATTCACCTTCTATACCCGAGATCGATATCCGAGCTGGTATGGGGGGCGGAGCTGAACCGATGGCGGCCTTCAAACCGAACAGCAACGGCGGCCACAACCTTACAGATGCGATCAAGGCAGAATGGCTGATCCCCAAAAGATACCTGATTACGGAACTACGCGTTGTTCCAAGAGACGCAAGAGTCATTGAAGTCCAGGGCGACAGCATGGAACCCACCCTACGAAGCGGCGATCGGGTTATTGTAAACACAGCAGACAAACAACCAAGCCCGCCCGGCGTTTTTGCCCTATGGGATGGTTTTGGTGTTGTTGTAAAACGCGTCGAAATGATCCCCAATTCCGAACCGGCAACCGTCCGCATCGTTTCCGACAATACGCATCATTCTGTGTATGAACGAACGATCGATGAAGTGAATATCATTGGTCGGATTGTCTGGTACGCCAGAAAGCTTTAACACCAAAACAGTTACACCAAAAAACTGTTTTGGTGATTTTTTGCATTGACATCCACCAATTTGGAGATAGTGTGAGTTAAATTCCCGAAAAGGAGAAACTCATGCAGTTAAAAAGCTGGCTCAAGGCAAATAATATCAAACAGCGCGATTTTGCTGTTTTGATCGGCACAACCGATTCACAAATATCACGCATTTGCTGCGGGCAAACGGTTGGTTCGCCCAAGATCATTCACCTAATTAACAAAGCAACGAATGGTCAGGTTTCGGCCTGCGACATTCACGCAGGCTATATGGAGGCTCACAAACCCGTTTGGGCGCGACAGGCCCAACACGCGACGCCGATAGAGAACCACCCAGAAGGCTCCCCCTCCCCAGAAATTCTAGAACTCGCGCAAGCTTTAGCGCGCGTGCTGGCTTGAGTAGGAGAACATGACAATGCCGACGCCCCTGCAAGCCTTCAACGACAATACCAAAGCAACACTGCTTTACAGCGGCAACACAATTCGCATTGATAACGACAAACTTAACCTGACAGACATGTGGCGGGCAGCAGGTGCGGACCAAGCCCGCAAACCAGCCAAATGGCTGGATCTTCCGTCATCGATGGAATTCATCGAATTTGTTGCCGATCTTCAAAAGGTCGGAATATCGGACCTTTTATTTTCAACCAAAGGCCGCAACGGCAGCACCCTCGCCCACTGGCAGATCGGTCTTGCTTATGCCAAGTACCTGTCGCCGGAATTCCATATGTGGTGCAACACCGTTGTTCGCAACAGGATGCAAGGCACCCCCGCCCCGGCGGCAAACGACCATCATCACCTTAATGACCCGAACGCGCTGCGTGGTCTGCTTTTAACCTACACCGGAAAGGTGTTGGAACTTGAAAGCAGGCTGGAACAGGCGCAGCCAAAACTTGACAGCTTTGAGCGCATTGCCCAGGCCGATGGCTCGATGTGCATTTCCGACGCCGCAAAGGCATTACAACTGCGCCCCAAGGATTTGTTTGACTGGCTGGCGCAAAATGGCTGGACCTACAAACGGCCTGGCACGGCGCACTGGCTGGGCTATCAGTCCAAAACCACATCCGGCCTGCTTGAACACAAGACAACGATGGTTTGGCGGTCCGACGGGTCGGAAAAGATTACCGAACAGGTTCGGATTACGGCCAAGGGCCTTACACGGCTGGCAACGCTTATAAAGCCAGCATTCCACACAGACTGACACTTTAGCTCATGACCGAACAGTGACGCAGCGACAACGGTACAACTGCGTCCAGATTCAAGGAAACACGCCAAATGTCTCTTTCATTCCAAAACGCACCTGCTATCGCGATGGATCGCGGCGCTGGCCACCTGATTGCCGATTTCGGGCACCCGCATTTTCCGGGCTGGCAGGCAATGATGTTGCTGCTTGCGCTGCTTATGGCGGCCTACAGCATCATGTCGCCGGGCGATAGTCTGATCCGGGCGCGTGCAAGCCGCGTCCCAACCCGCATTTCCCGCACCGTCGGTTCGCGCACCAATGGCCGCGATGGCAAGGGAGGTGCGTGATGGCTGGCATCATTACCACCAATGTCGATTGCGTCCCGGTGGTTCGGGTCAATCACGCAATGCCCGGCACCTATTCCATCAGCATCCTTTACGGCGAAACCCGCATCACGGTTGAACGTGCCGATGCGCAAAGCCTTGTCGATGCCCTCGCCAGCGCCCTTGCCTATATCGCCGAACATTCCCAGCCCGAAGAAAGGAAATCCGCATGAGTGCAGATGTTTTCACCTTCCCGGTGCGCGCAACAAACCCGCAGCCGCGGCTTATCCCGATCCGCAAAACCATCCCGGCGGCCTGCCTGCCCGCCGCAGGGTCCAGCGTGATGTTTTACCGCGACCACAAGCTTTGCGATGGACAGGTGATTGTCGCCCTGCCCAACGGACAAATTCTGGTCAAGCCGGATAACGGCAAGGAGGCCGGCTGGATCACACGGCGCGACCTTCACACCCATTCGATTTTTACACCGCCACCCGCACCGGGTGCGGCGTGAAACACCCACCACACAAACCAACCGGAACCCAGCCAATGGCCCAGCAAAATAACGGTGAAATTAACAATTTCAGTCAGCTTGTTTCGACCCTCGAAGATGGCGGTCTGAATGCCGATTTAACCAAACAGATCGGCGAAATTGTTGAAACCCTTAACAACCATGTTCTGTCTTTTGGCGGCAGCCCGTCTGCGAGCCTGAAACTGAAAATTGACGTCAAGCTTAAAGGCGGCGTCATACAAATCACCGCCAGTAACGACATCACCCTGCCCAAATCGCCGCGATCGCAATCGATCATGTGGAGCGATGGCAAAAACCAGCTTTGTCGTCAAAACCCCCGCCAGCGCGACATGTTCAGCGACGTAAACGCCGCCGAAACCCGTGCCGTTTAACCCCGGCCAACACCCCCAACCAAAACAGGAAAGACCGTAAAAATGGATACCGACACCCCAACACGCACGGAAATTGACGCCGCGCACGACCTGGTACGCCAATACAGCGATCACGCATGTATCGACATCCAGCATAACGGAACGCTGGCGCCTGCCATCGTCATGCCGGAAGGCCGCACCATCCAATCACTTAAAAAACTGATCGATGAATTCCGCCCCCACCCTGAACGGCGCACCGGCGATAGCGCGATGCTGGACCTGGACAGCTTTATTGACATTACCAACCGGTTCAAATCGCCTTTCAGCGCGGTATTCGCCGTTAACGAAGCCGGCACCGCCGGCGACCTTAAAATCACATCGGTGTTTGATTATCACGACCCGCAAACCGGTGATGACAGCCACGCCCGTTTTATGGGCCACAAGGCACATTACCGCTTTCCGCTTTCCGATGAATGGAAGGCGTGGCACGGCAAAAACGACGACTTGCTGGACCAAAGCGATTTTGCCGAATTTCTTGAAGATCACATTACCGAAGTCGCGGCACCCCCGGAAATCGGCCAAAAACCGGAATTGACCGACTTTGAAAAACACCTGGCCAACCTGATCGCATCGCTGCAATCGCGCATTTGCGGCCCGTCAAGCCTGATGGAATTGTCACGCGGCCTTGAAATCCGCACCGAAGAAAAGCTGGAAAGCACCCAGCGCCTGGCAACTGGTGAAATGTCCCTGACATTCAGCACCGAACACAAGGACAGCGCAGGCGGACAGTTGAAAGTGCCTGACCTGTTCGTGATCAACATCCCGGTTTTCAAGGGCGGCCCCAGCTATCTGATCCCGGTACGCCTGCGGTTCAAAAAATCCGGGCCGATGTTGAAATGGAAATTCATGCTCCATCGCAGTGAAATCGTACTGGACCACGCCTTTCGCGAAGCCGCCGAAAAGGTCCGCGAAAAAACCGAACTGCCTGTTTTCTACGGTCGGCACGAATAAACAGCCCTGCCCGGTCTACACGGCCGGGCACCGCCCCAGCAAAAACAAGGATTATCCCAATGCCCCCTATTGCAACCACCATTCAAACCCAATCCGGGCGACATGTCGAACTGATTGCCCCGTCAGCTTGCGACATTCGCTGGCATGATATCTGCCATGCACTGGCAAATATTTGCCGTTTTACCGGCCACACAAGGCGTTTCTATTCAGTAGCCGAACACAGTGTGCTTGTTGCGCTTCTGGTTAAAGAAACCCCTAAAGCCGTGCCCTACGCACTGATCCACGACGCCCACGAAGCATATATCAACGATCTGTCATTGCCGTTCAAACAAGTGATCAGGGAAATCAACCCCGACGCATGGAACAGCATCAAAGCCATTCAGGAAGGCTTTGACATTGCAATCCACGCTGCAGCGGGATTGACCTACCCGGCCCCGGACAAGATAGCGAAACTGGTTAAGCAGGCCGACCACACCGCGCTTTTGATCGAAAGCCGCGATTTAATGACCTATCTAGTGCACAACCCACAGAATATTTCCGTGCCAGCAAAAAAGATCAAAAACAGCCCTCCAGCCAATGCTGGATATACCCTCATGCAGCATTTTCAAATGTATCTTCCGCGCCTTGCCGACAGGGGAGCCGTAGCATGACCATCGACACCGAAAACATGCGCGGCGATGAAATGCTGTTGACCATTGAAATCAATGGTGCAGTCGCCCTTCGCAAGGCCCTTCGCGACCATGCAACGCATAGCAAAATGTTTGCTAACAGCCCGGATCAGGAAACGCTTTTGCGCCAGATTTGCAAGCGCGCAACCAATCAGGATGACGCGGCTTAG